CGCGCTATGGGATTGTTGCAGACAGATCGTAAGGCGGCAGAGGGTGAGTTAAAGATACTAGAGGCGGAAACACTAAACAGTGTTGCTGCTGCTGCAATGCGCCAAGGCATGTACAAGCAAGCCAGTGAAGCACTTAACAAAGCGGTAGAAGGTTCTGATCGTGCTACGCAGACGATGCTTCAACTGAAGCAACAGGCTGAAATGGCTAGAGAGCGTATGCAACAACAGGCTCAACTTGCACAAGAACGCATGGCGTTTCAGCGTGAAATGCTTCAAATTAAACAGCAACAGGGTTCTGTTAAACCTGGCGCTGAAGCTGTTAAGAAATACGTTTCAGATAATGTATTGCTAGCAGACATCAATGATGTTCGCGCAGATTTGCAAAAACCAAATCTAGTACAAAAGATTGGAAATGAAAGGCTTATATCGTACCTTTCAGAAAAAGGAGAAATTCCAAGTCAAGTTTTACAGACTGAAGCTGACCCCGATGTTCGTCAGTTTATGGTCAAGATCAATAGAATGAGAAATAAATATTATGCAAACACTTCTGGATTGTCTGTTACTTCATCCGAAGCAATGCGTAACTATGGTTCGGTTCCGCAGCCTGGAGATACGCCAGAAGTAATTAAAGAGAAGTTAGACATTATGTCTAAAGGTGTTCAAGATACAGTTGATCTATACAGACAAGTGTATACAGGATTGCCAGCTATCAAAGTAACGCCTGGAATGGACACTGGTTTAAGGCAGGGTGAGAAACTTGATCCGTATCAAATAGCACCGCCAGTTATGATGCAAACGCCATCTCAGCCTGCGCAAACAGGGCCGCAAGAAGGGCAGAAGTCAACGTCTAAGTCTGGCAAACCAATCGTGTTTCGTAATGGAGAATGGAGGTACGAATAATGGCTGCTGTGCCTGAAGATGACCTTCCAAATTCATTGCGTGGCACTTCAGTGCCTAAAGATGATTTACCTGCTTCAAGCGTTCCTACACTAGAAGAACCGGCAAAACCTAAACCTCCATCACTTATGGAACGTGGCAGAGAATTTATAGGTGCTGGAACCACTGGCGCAGCTTTAGGCTTTATTGCTCCAGATATTCTTACTTATGGAGGAATGGCTGCATCAGCATTTCCACCGACCGCACCTCTTGGCCCTCCACTGATGGCTGCTGGCAATGTCATGAGGGGTGCTCGATTAGCTTCTGCTGGCGCTGGTATGTTGAGTGGTGTTGGCGGCGAAGCGGCAGCTCAAGGCGCGGAGTTAATGGGTGGCGGCAAGACCGAGCAGGAGTTAGCCCGTCTAGGAGCAGAGATTGTAGTTCCAGAGTCAGGTCGTTTTCTTGGCCGTATGGTTGGCCGTATGGCACCAACTGGCTATGTACAAGACGCATCAACTGCTGCTCGATCTGTGCTCATGCCTAGCAGTTCTGCTGAATCCATTGCAAGACAAGCAACGGCGCAGCGATTGCAGGGCAAGTTGCGTGGCAATAGAGATGTCGCAGATATAGGTGCTCAGACTCGCGTATACGATCAAGCAAGGCAAAACATTATTGCTAAGCAACAACAACTGCAAGCAGATTTTCAACGTGCTGAAGGCGATGCTAACTCGGCGGCACAAAGCATTATGGGCGCAGCAGAGCAACAAGTAGGACGTTTGCAGAGTCAGTTTGAAGCAGCCATGATGAAGTTAGAAAAAGCCCAGCAAGAAAGGTCTGGCTTGGCTTTGATTAATGCTCGCAATGAAGCAGATCGCATCATGGCAGAGGCTCGCAATCAAGAGCCTATGTTGCGTCAGGCCGCGCAGAAACGTGCAGATGACATTATCAGCCAAGGCCAGAAGGAAGCGGAACGTATTCTTTCTGAAGCTAACCAGCGTGTTGCAAGATTGCGCGAAGTGGCTAGCCGTGCAAGACAAACAGGTGAGCAGCGTGTAGTGCAGGCGAGAGGTGGTCTTGGCGCTGTAGGTCAACCGGCAAACATTGCCGATATTGGTGCAGAAGCTAGAAACTTAATTGACACGCGTTTGCAAGGCTTGCGCTCACAGAGACAAGCAGCGGCAGATGCAAACATGGGTGGCGCATTCGCAGAAGCAGAGGCCAAAGAAAAGGCTGGCTCAAGAATCAAACAGACTACAGCGTTTCAGTCAGGCGTAGAACTCATCAATGACATCTTGCGCAATCCTGATACCAAGATGTCTAACGTCAACCTGCCGCAGATACGCGATCAATTAAATCGTGTGAAGAGCGCTATTACTGGCCGCACAGTGGCTGAAGATGGTAGCGTTGTAGATCGGGAGGTTAGCTTTAGGTCGCTAGAGTATCTTCGCCGCTTCCTTGGTGATCGTGCTGCTGGGTTACCTGCTGAAGGCTTTGATGCTATTGGTCAGCAACAAGCTGGAAAACTTAAAGAGATTGTTGAAAACATACAGCGTGAGTTTGTCCCAGGTTTTGGCAAAGCGTTAGATCAGTACAAGATAGATAGCCAACCTATCAGTCAGTTTAAGAGTAAGTTTGGCAAAGCATTGACTGGTCGTGAAGATTTTGATTTCAGTAAGTTTTCTACTTTTGCATCAGACTTGCCTTCTCAAATCTTCAAGACACGCGATACGGTGGATGAAGCTATTGCACTTGCCGGTGGCAATGCTCAGCAAGTAGAACAACTTGCAAGACAGTTTGTTGCCGATCAAATCCAGCAAAAGAGCGGCAAACAAATTGCAGACTTTGCGTTTGCTAACCGTAGTTGGTTAGAGAGGTTCCCGCAGTTACGCCAGGACATTGATACGTTTGCAAGCAGCCTTGGCACCGCAGAATCTGTTGCAGGACGTAGGCAAAAACTAGCAACAGCATTGCGTACAGAGATGGGTGGGCTACCGGCAACTGCTCAAGCAAAAGCAACTGGCGTACAAACAAAGGCTGCTACTGAAGCAGGAAGAATAGAAAAGGCTGGAGAGAAAGAAGCCACTCAAGCTATGGTTGGCGCAGAGAAATTAGCGGCGGGAAGGCTGCAAGCAGGAGAAACTGAAGCGCAGCGTCTTGCCCGTGAACTCGAAGCGCAGCGCAAAGCTAGTGCAGGCGAAGTGGAAAGCCAGCGTAAAGCAATTATGTCTGAGGCTGAAAAACGCGCTAAGGCTGCAATGCCTGAAGCGGTAGCTACGCCAGAACAGGCAGTGCAGAAGGTATTAGGAACCGACAATCCTGCGCAAACTATTGAGTCTATGCTGACAGGTTCAAAGTCTATTGAAGAAACTCGCAGGCTTGCGTCTTACTTAGGAACTGATCGACGTACTAAGCAAGACTTCCTGAGTGCCCTCGAAATGGCTTTGTCTCGCGTCGCCCCAGAAAAACTCAAAGATGTGTTTGAGCGCAATGTCATACCGGCACTTGAAGGTTCTGCATTAGTAAGCGCTAAAGAGATTGACCAATTGCGCAGGCAAGTGCAAGTTATTAACCGTGTTGTCGATCCTGATCGCCGTGTTGAAGCGGCTACTCGCATCTTTAGAGCCATTGCAGCCGGTTCTGCTGGTGGCGTTGCAGCGCAACCTGTAGGTTCATTGCTAGGAGGTGGAAATGCCCCTTAAGAAGGGTAGTAGCCAGAAGACTATTTCCGGAAACATTGGTGAGATGGTGCGTAAATTCAAAGATAGTGGCAAGATTGGCACAAGCCGACCTGCTAGCAAGAGAGCGGCAGTCAAGCAGGCTGCTGCAATAGCCTATTCCACAGCGCGTAAAACCAAGAGAGGTATGCGATGAACTACGATGGCATGATGAAAACTGAAGGCAATAAAGAGATGAAGCGTCAGGAAGCGCAAGCCGCTGAAGCGGGACGCAATGAGGTTGCAGGTTCGCTTGCAGCGCAACGTGCGCTAGGTCGCCAGCCTATGAACAAGATGCCTGAGCGTCAGCCCAAGCGTCGCATGATGCGGTGAAGCGTAAGCAGTCGGGCATAAACCCTGACTTAGAGGCTGCGATAAGCAAACTCTTGGCTGAAGTCATGGCAGACCCTGAAGCAAGCCTTACCGATAAGTCGAAGATTATTGATCGAGCATTGAAGTTAGAAGCCATACGCCTGAAAGCTAGTGATGCTGACTGGGGTAGAGGCTTTATGGATGAAGACGAAGATGAAGATAGTTAAGGTAGACTAGATAACCTTAATTAACCCCATGAGGCTGAACATGGATTCGAATCTTCTATTGAAGGTAGTACGCATTAGTTTGAAGTTAGTGGTGGCGAGGGTGTTGACAATCTTGGCGTTGTCGATGACTTTTGCCTTAGCTTGCTGGACAATGTGGGGGCCGAGTTATGAGCGGATCGCCGCATTGCTTATCTTTGCCATCACAGTGTTTTTACCATCCTTGATGAAGGAAACAAAGCATGATGACGATGACGAAAGTAGTGAGCAAACAGGTGGTGCTAAAGCCTAGCCAAGGCACGACCAAACAGGTCACCCCAAACTTCCAGCCTAAGTTCACCAACGGTGCCAAGTGCTATGGCACCATGACTGCAGCGCAGCAATGGGGGAGCAAGAATGGCAGCCGTTAATCCTTTTGAGCCTGGTGGCAAGACCTATCAAGGTTCCGCAACAACCACCTCGCAAGTGGTAACGATTACACCAGACACGATTTGCAACCAATTACTGGTAGCTAATCATGCCCCTTCTGGTGCGGGCGCTCCAGTGTATTTTAGGATGTCAACAACCGATCCTGCTGTGACTGTAGCCGCGCCAAGCGCAACGGCTCAGTATGCTTTAATCAGCATTCAAGACGACATCAGAACGTACACGATACCAGGCCAATGTAGTCCAACCGTTCCTTTGTATGTGGCTATCATTGCTGAATCAGGTACGGCAGAGGCTTACTTTACGCCAGGCAACGGGAATTCATAACATGGAAGTCTCAATGTCAGTCGTTATTCAGGCTCTCATTGGTGCTGCTGCTGGTGCGTTTGGTGCTTATGTGGCTATTCGTTCAGACCTGGCGGAACTCAAGGCTAAGGTGGAGCATCTGCATATGACCGCCGACAAGGCGCATACACGCATTGACCAGATTCTGAACAAGTAATGTTTGACCTGCTATCAGGTGGTTTGCTTGGAAGTATCTTTGGTGGCCTGTTCAGGCTAGCACCAGAGGTGTTGAAGTTCCTCGATAAAAAGAATGAACGTCAGCATGAACTGAACATGTTTCAGTTGCAGACCGATCTTGAGAAGATGCGCGGCACTTTTAAGATGGAAGAAAAGTATGTGGACTACAGTGTTCAGCAACTTGATACCATCAAAGCGGCCTTTGAAGAACAGAGTCAAACGGCTCAAGCAGCAGGTTGGTTTGTGGCTGGAATCTCTGCCTTGGTACGCCCTGGAATCACCTGGGCGATATTTGGCATGTACGCTGCCGTCAAGGCGGCTTCGCTTGTTCTTGCGTTTCAAAGCAATGCACCGTGGCATGAAGTAATCGTGAAGTGTTGGGATGAAGATGACTTTGGACTCTTCACCATGATTCTCACCTTCTGGTTTGTTGGGCGCAGCATAGAGAAGTACAAGTGAATGAAGCGATTGAGCTTGCCATCAACGTACTCATCAAGCCCTTTGAAGGCTATGCTAAACGCCTTCCTAACGGCGATTGCTGTGCTTATCCTGACCCCGGTACTGGTGGCGACCCTTGGACTATCGGTTATGGTTCTACTGGTCGTGATATTAGGCAATACACTGTCTGGTCAAAAGAACAGGCTGAGACTGCCCTTCAGGAACATGTCAGGCACTTCGTATCCGGGCTGGTAAAACTCTCACCGAGGCTTCTTTCTGCAAGCCCTAGACGTATTGCTGCAGTCATCAGTTGGGCGTATAACTGCGGGCTAGGCAACTACAGAATCTCGACCTTCAAGAAACGTATCGATGCCAATGACTGGGAAGGTGCAGCAGTGGAGTGTCGCAAGTGGAACAAGGCTGCAGGCAGGGTGCTACCAGGACTGACTAAGCGTCGAGAAGCTGAAGCATTGATGATGAGGTAAGCATGGCAAACCCGATTGCAAAGACAACGCGTGGTAAGGGTAGGCACTTTCAGTCAGTAGCTGAAGGTGGTGGCATGACAGAGGCTGGTAGGAAGGCTTATAACAGGGCTACAGGCTCCAATCTGCAAGCGCCTGCACCTAACCCTTCAACGCCAAGAGAAAAGTCCAGGAAGAAGAGTTTCTGCGCTCGATCACGATCATGGTCTGGCCCTAGAGGCAAGGCTGCTCGCAGACGTTGGAGGTGTTAGATGAAACAAGGGCTGTACGCAGCAATTCATGCCAAACGTGCTCGCATTGCAGCAGGCTCTGGCGAGAAAATGAGAAAGCCAGGTAGTAAAGGCTCCCCCACCGCCAAGAATTTTCGAGAATCCGCAAAGACTGCGAAAAGAAAACCCCGTCGCTAGGACGGGGCAAAATCCACTTACTCACAGGGGGAGACAACGTGATGAGGCTATCTGCTCGCTTGCCTCAAGCGCTTAACCTACTGGCAGATTCAGCGGAGTCACAATTCATTCTGCATGAGCGTGATCGCATCGTCAAGTCTGAAGATCACTAGACTCTCCTTGCCATCAGCCCTGCAAATAACTACA